AGTTCAGACGATACATAACAAATAAAGCCTTTCAGTCGCTCTTTCAACCATGCGTTCTGATAGGCTCTACGTTCACGATACTCTTGGTAGCTCATTCCCTTTGGACGAGCTGTGAGAAGGGAAATATTGTGTTGCTCCCCCCCCCTAAATAAATTATTTTTCTTCATTAGTAAAATCTTTATATTGTTTTTCTGATACAAGCTTGGTACAGCGTTTATACCAACTATTATCGTTTATTTTATATGGGCATAGGCTGTCTGAATTATCTATTTCACTTAAAAGCCCTATTAATGCTTCTTTCTTGTTATCATCCCATACAATGACAACATCGCCGATAGTTGGAATATATTCAGGTTGTAACTTCTCAAAATTGAAAGAGTAATGTTTTTCTTCCTTTATGGCGACAAGCATTTTCGCCTTTTCCTCTTCCGTGGCTTTACGGAATCCCTTCATGCCTCCGATACCGGCTTCGGGTGTGGGTTTTACAAAAACTCTGTCGCCTTCATCATTGGAAGGAACATAGGCAACGAGGCCGAAAGGCACTTTTATTGCCGGTAAAAAGGGGAGAGGTCTTTCTTCTCTGATTTCAGAGAGAATCATCATGCTGCCACCTCCACGATTTGGATTTATAATCACATCACCGGGGATGAATGTATTACCTTCAAATTCAAATTCCCCCCCCATAACTTTTTGAGCAGGTTGCATACTTTCTTCTTTCACGATTTTTACCATGTGGCCTTCGGGCACTTCAACTGTTACTGTTCTCATTTTAATTTGATTTTAAATTGGTTATTGTATTCTATATATTTTTCCGGGCAGGTTGTCTCTATAATTCCGTTCATTGTAGGAATACGAAACAACTTGCTGGATTTGCGAAGCTCTTTTTCAAGCTGTTTTGCCTTGTGTAAAGCAGCTAAAGAACGTGCTTCATTTTCGATCAGTTCTTTAGCTGCTGTGATACTGTTACTAATTTTTTCACATGAATCCATCACTTGACTTCTTCTGCGTATGGAGTATCGTCTTCCTCAAAATCGTCCGGTTTTTGACCTTGTGCCTTTCTCCAGTCTTCAAACATTTCATCGTCCAGCTGGCTCTCTGTTTCAAGAACTTTAATCATGGAATCTGAAATACCGGTTTTGGGCAGAAATTTGAAAGCCCAGTTCACGATTGTTTTTCGAGCCATTTCTTCAAAGTCTGTGTCCCACGGAGATTGCTTGCCTTTCTTGACAGCCTCACTACGACTTTTTATTTCTTCAATACGGGCTTTGGGCATTGCATCGAATTTTACAACACCGGAAGTCAAGACTGCGAAATAGTAACCTCCAAGAAGATCACCACGTTCTCCAAATACATTGGGTTTGTGGATGATAGTGCCGCCGGTACCTTTTGTCATACTGAACTCGTCATTGGCATAAACCAAATCCGAATAAATATCCTTTACAACTCCGGTGCGGATCAAAATATCGACTTTGCCCATGTATGAAGCTTGGAACTTCACTTTACCCTTGTATGGTACAAGGTAGCCCAATCTTAATTCAGGGTTGAGTGTCAGGCCGGTAAGAGAAACGTTTTTGATTGCTTCTACAAGATGATCGGGATATTGTCTTCCGCAGTCAATCAAATAAGGGTTGTTCAACATTGCCTGCATAGCGAAATTGACTTCACGGGCAAATTGTTGCTCTGTACCACCGGCTGCTATAAATGCTTTTTTAGGGGAAATAAAACAACTTTCCAATCCTTTCAGTTGTACAGGGAAGGCTGGTGGGGCAGAAGGAACGGGCGGTTGTGGTGTGGAAGGTGTTGGGGAGGCCGGTTCTGTTTTTGTTGGTGAAGGAGCATTGTGTTGTTCCATTCCCAAGTTCCCTTGTTGGGGGGATTGATTCTCTGTTTTGCTCATTGTTCTTGATTATTATAAAAGTTAAACATCTTGTTCTTTTCAAATGCAGGTGTGTCAGGTACCATTATTCTTCGTCCTTTGAATCCCGGTTGAATAAATATCTGTGCACCGTCAAAATCATTGTTTTGTGTACAGTAAACATGCTGGTCTAACAATTTCTTGAATGCCAATGCGCTTGCCCCCATTTTCACAATTCCGTCTTCCAAATGGAAAGCCCAGTTAGCTGCACTGACAAATACTGCGTCATAGGGAGCTGTCTTTTGTTGCATAACCCAGTAGAACTCCTTCCATACTCCAGTACGTTCATGTTCAAAAAACTGGTAGAAGGCTGCCGAAATACCGTAATGAAATTTGGCAATAGTCCGGTTAACTGTTTCTTCATGAAGATCATCAACTGCCAATGTTTTCCAGTCGACAATTTTCTTGGCTGTTTCCACATCAGGGCGATATTTGAACTTGCATCCTTCGTATTCAACGAAATGGCTGACTTCGGCTTTTCCCCATTTTAATATCTGCCTGATCTGTTTGGAGGTGTCCCGGCAATTATTAAGAAGCTCATAAACCATTGTTTCAACCAATTGTATATCGGTTGTGCTTGTCAACGTTTTACCCGGATTTGACTCTTTGGCCTCTATTAGTGCAATCTGATATTTTTGGGTATCTCGTCCATACGGACAGCCGGTTTTAGGATTTATAGGCGGCTCAAATACAAGAAGGTTGTTTCGCCACTTGTCAAGTTTTCCAGTATTAACAAGGCTTTCCATTGCATCATGGTACAGTGAACCTTTTTCAGAGGCTTCAATACTTATCTCAAATAATTCCGGGTGCAATGCCTTGTATCGGGCAAACTTTGGGGACACCATATAATCTTTAATCTGCGTACTACTTAGGAAATCTTTGAATCTTTCTCCACGGTGGTATTCTTCATTTGGCAGATCGTAAATTGTATCTTCTATATTACTCATATAATGAATTTAGAGTTTTACAAAAAAACTCCCTACTTTCGCAAGCAAGGAGCCAATAACTAACTAAAAAACTTATTCATCACTTGTGGATAGTAATTCTTTGTAATTCTGTAATATGTATTCTTTTTCTTCATCTGTAAAAGAATAGGCTTTAGCCATAAATTTCATTGCCATATCCTCATTGTGATCGGAAAGGGGATAATAGTCAGTAGCGAATTTGTAAGTAAGCCTATTCAATCGCTCATACTTAACTTTGACCTCCTTAACCCGTCCGCTTATCTCCGAGATGATGCCGGACGCTTCTTGCATCTTTTCGTCATATTCCTTTCGGTCTTTCGCAGCTTGTTCTTTCATAACCTTGTTCTGTGCGGCAAAGTTTGAAATCTTAGCATATAGTTCATCCGAATAAGCCCATCCTGAAATGATGTCAAAATCAGAGTTCCCATTAAACTTGTATTTCTCACTCTTTTTAAGGAACTTGTAATCACTCCCAAGTTTATTCCAATCGTAATCAACCTTTCGCAATGACTTCATGCTTTTCAGAATTTCAGCAACCTTAGTCGCTTCATTAATGTCAGTAAACGCAAAACCATCCAAAAGCGGAATTGAGAAGTACTGAATATCAGCAGGCTCAATTTCAAATAATTCGGGAATTTTGGGTTTATCCATGATTTTGATACCTTCCTCCATCATGCGGAGTTTAATCAATTTCTGTACATCTTCCTCCGTTAACGCAAGAATCTCTTGCTCGGTCATTTCTGTAAATCCTTTCATACTTTTAGCATTTAAAATGTGTTCCCGTCCGCGTTCCGATGGATTGTTGGCCGTAGCTTTTTAGCGGTGACCGCTTCTTGCGAAGCACGGGTATATATATCATTTAAAGTATCTATTCAGTTAAGAATGTATTTATAAACGCCCTACGTTTACTTTGTCATAATATAAGTTGTTTTTGATAACTTAGTGATTCGTGTGCTGCATCTTCTTATTGGCAGTCTGTATTCACACTCTTTTCACTAATCCGCTTTGGCTACTTTGTCGGTCTATTTCGCCCTTTAGATAAGCAGTAAACCTTGTTTTAAGTCTTTATTTGTTCAGACTATACAATATGTCAAAGAACGTTTTGTTAGTTCCCGGAAAGACGGCCAAATCCGTCCGGGATTATTTTCTTTCCATGAATTTTCTCAAAGCTGATTTGGTAAAAATGAGACTCTTGCCATTTTTGGTGTGAGGAATATCATGTATTCGATTGTATAAGGTTTGCAACTTCCATCCAAGAAATACAGCTGCTTGTTTGGCATTCAAATACTCTTCGGTTTCAACAGTCGCCATTTCAGTTACAGCCTTTCTCACATCATTGCGAATAAACTTGTGCAGTTCTTCTGCAATCATTCTGGCATCTGAACGGTTCATTTCTTTATCGCTTCGATGGTTATCTGATTTTTATCTTTGTCGATGGATGTTGAATATCTTTCAACGTCTTCACGGGGATCAGTAAAAGCTAATTGATAGGCGTAGCTTCTTGCATTGACGCAATCCTTGTAAGAATCCAGCTGCATTACTTTGGAAGAACCAGCTTTAATACTTAGAATATCTTTCTTTGTTACTTTCATACTATTTTCTATTTTATACTTAAATTTTCCACAAAAAAATTTGCATAAAAGAAAGCTAACAACTACATTTGCCAATGAGATATGTAGTAAGTGGCTTTTGAAGTCGCCAGCTTTCTTGTTGTTCAAACTTACACTCTTTGTTTGTTTGACGTTGCAAATATACTTCATATTTTCAGAAGTACAATAAAATGCTTCATAAAATTTGTAGTATATCGTATGTTATAAAACATGTTTTAATATAAGTTGCTGGTTTATAAAATGTTATACAAGTGAGGCTTGCGTAAAAAGAAAGCTTTCTGAAAAAAAAAGTAATGTCGTTCTATTAGTATTGTAATAATTGAAGAAGTAAAAGACGATCTCATTCGGTAAGGTGCTGGATTGCTGCATAGTTAGCCCTTAGACGGTTTCCCGTTTTTGCTATATGCAGCATAAGAAATGTCTCGTTCGTATAAGTACGCCGTTCTTAGCTGGCCGGGCATTAACAAGTTACCTGACTTCCCGGATTTTTCGCTTACTTGTAGCTGTGCAGGCATCCCGGTTTCGTTTGCCTCTCAATATCGCACGCCTTTCGCAGTATTGAGTTGTAAGAGTGTAACCCTCTGTCTCTCCGCTATGCGGCCTACCGCCGATTACACAATGTGGAGAAAAAGAAAATCCGCAAATAGGTAGCAGCTATTTACGGATTTCTATATATAAACTCCAAATAGGATGTTTAATCAATTTATGTGGTAATACTGCTACTATTACGGATGCAAATATACTACTTAATTTGTGAAGTATGCAAGAAGTTGACGATAAAAAATTGAGTGATCTCTCAAAAAGGTTTTTGCAAGCAATTTCATATTGTGGTTTGAGTGGGTATAAATTGAAGAAAGACAATATTATATCCAGTGAATCAACTCTTACCAGTATAAAAAAAGGGATTCAGTTACCAAGTAAAAAAACAATTGATGCTTTTTGTGAGAAGTATGATGTGAGCAGAGCATGGCTATATACTGGAGAAGGTTTGTTTGCAAAGACTCCATCAGGACAGATAGAACCTTCGGAGAAGGATATTAGGGATGCTCTGAAAAATGCGAGAATGCAATCAGACTCTACGATTAGTAAAGTAGCTCCTTATCTTCAAGATATTCTTGTAAAAGTAAAATATGTTCCGATAGATGCTGCGGCTTCATTTGTCGAAAGCTTATATAACACAGCTTATGAAATTGATTCTTATGGTGTCATGCCGGAAGAAGGTGAAGTGCTTGATGATTCTTATATGGTCTTTCAAGTACGTGGTGACAGCATGGAGCCAACTATACCGGACGGAGCTAAAATTCTTGCTCGCAAAATAGAAGAAGGTTTGTGGGAAAGCGCGTCAGGAGTTGTGAGTATTGTGTATGGGAAAACACTTTCAGTCAAGCGGATATTGAAAAACAGTCTTTTCTTGGATAATGTGCTGACTTTAAAGGCTGATAACCCCAAGCATGGCCAGTTAGATGTCGAGAGAAGAGAAATAAGGGGGATGTGGCAAGCATTACGCATAATAAGTCAAAAGATTATTTGATATGGAAGAAAGGGCTATTGACAGATTACGAAAATTTGCAAGGTATGCACGTGATAAGGGAGTTGTCAAAGGTGAGAACTCGTTTGAGGCTTATTGTGAATTATCAAATAGATACATTTATAATTCCATAAGGAACGGGAAGGGGGCTATTGGAACTGATATAATAGCTCGTATTGTGGATAAGTTCCCGGAATTGAATGTGAAGTGGCTTTGTACTGGCAAAGGGAATATGATTGAGACGGATATTGATGCGAATGTCAACTACAAAGCAGCTTATGAAGGTGCGATGATGCAGATAGAAGCACTGCATAAAATTATAGAAGAAAATAAGCGGAGATGATATAAATATGATACCATTAATATATTTTTAATAAGTATTTTATTGATTATCAGTATAATAGCAAAATGTGTTAGTCCCGTACGCACCGCGAAAGGGAGTAACATTAGTTACTCCCTTTTTTGTTGTGTATCAAACAATTAAGGCATTGGAAGTAGATGGAGAACATGTAAAAATTGGGTGTATATTTACCGGAAACTTACCAGTATTTCCCGATTTTTACCGATATTTTCACCTATAATGATACCGCCTTTGATACCATTTTTTTATTGTAGCGATAATCAGTAGATACCAAAACTCAAAAGAATATGAAATATCCGACAATGAGATTCGTCTTTGATCGTAAAAAGGTTGCGACAAAGACACACAAGGGACTCGTTCAAATTGAAGTTTTGAGCGAAGGTAAGAGAAAATGGATCGGAACCGGCGTTAAAGTCTATTCCGACCAATGGAATGATCGAAAGAAGATAATCAATTCAGTTGAAATGATTCAATTGAACCAGTGTCTTGATGAACAACTCCGGATTATCCAAAATTGGATTAATGAGCTTATCAGCAAAAAGGAAGTTTTTGATTTTGATAAGCTGGATAGATTTTTGAGATATACCAATAAATCAGAAAGTTTTGTTGACTTTGTAGAAAGAAGAATTGAAGAGCGTGGAGATATAACGGAAAGTACCAAAGCTTCCCATCGGACATTTGCGGCCTCATTACGTGAATTTGACAGAATAATATATTTTTCTGATCTGACAAAAGCCAATATCACATTGTATGATGATTGGTTACATGCTAAGGGCTATTCACAGCCGACAATATATAACTATCATAAACGTAACAAACGTTATATTCACGAGGCCATAAAGTTTGATTTGCTAAAAAATGATCCGTATAAGGGTGAGCGTTTTTCCCGTGGCAAACATGCCATCAGGAAATATTTGACTGCCGAAGAATTGAAGAAAGTGAAAGATGCTCAAATAGACTCGGAAACGATCTGTAGAGTCCGTGACCTTTTTATTTTTCAGGCATATACTGGAATATCCTATGCTGATCTTGCTAAATTCAATTTCAAACGTGACGTACAAAAACGCGGCAATAAGTATGTTATATTGGATATTCGTTTAAAGACAGAAGAAAACTATTTTATCGTATTACTGTCTCCTGCAATGGAAATATTGAAAAAATATGATTATGTGCTTCCGATTATCAGTAATCAACAATACAATTTGCGGCTTAAAATAGTTGCTGATTATGCAGGGCTTGATAGAAATTTGACCGTTCACATGAGCAGGCACACATTTGCGACAATGTGCCTGAACAATGGGGTTAAAATGGAAAATGTGAGTAAAATGCTCGGTCATACAAATGTACGCACCACACAACAATATGCTAAAGTTCTGAATGCCGAAGTGGAAAAAGACTTTGAGATGCTGGAACGGATTTTGTCATAGCATAAGAGAGCCACGCTAAAATAGTTCTACTGATATTTAGCGTGGCTTGTTTCATTTGAAATACTCCATAACTTGTGCCGATTGTTCACGGAGACCACAGCAAAGATAATTTTGAGTCATTTCCACACTTGCATGTCCCATCATTTGGCTTATAGAGTATAAATCGGCACCCCGTAAATACAAATTGGTTGCAAAACTCCGGCGTGCCGTATGGCTTGAAACAAATTCCCATTTTTCACCTTCCACTTCCTTTCCGGCCTTGAATATTTTAACCGCTTCTGTGATTCCGGTTTTCCGGCAAATATTACGGATATTATTGTTGAATGTCGGATCGCTAACTTCTTCTTTAGGCAAGTTTGTTAGTAGCTCTTTCACAATTGGCTTCAATGGCACTGTGGCATGAGTCTTAGTCTTTAAGCTGACATAAGAGATCATTCCACCCACTATATTACGGTTGTTCAACCGTGTATAGTCACTATGACGGCAACCAGTAAAGGCTCCTATTAAAAATTGTGTGCGTACCAATTGTTCGTTGGCATTCTTGGGAACATAGGTGATAATTCGTTCAAGTTCTTCATCAGTAAGCCAAACATTAGTGCTTCTCACATTTTTTACTGAAAGGATTTTATTATAGTCTTTAGGTAGCTCAACCTCTTCATTATACAAGTTCAATACAGCTTTTAATTTGGCGGCATATTGGCGAACAGAGTTTGGTGCCAGCCGTTCTTCCATATAATCAACAAAAGCCTGCAATCGGACTTTTGAAAGATTCTCCCATGTTGCCGGGCAATCGTTCGCCTTACTATACATGTTGAGTATAATTTCATATTTGGGGTATTTTACCAAAAATGCTGTACGTAAATCTTTCATTTTTATTTCATTTCTTTATTCCAACTATCATAAATATCTTCCCAATTATCACCTAAGCCAACCCTTATACCGAAAGCGTTGTAACATTGTTGTACCGTTTCTTTCGGTGGTAAATATCTCCCGTCACTTAACATTATATAGCCTTCGTTTATTTCTTGTTGTAGCAAGTTTATATCTACTGGCATAATTTCATCAGGGAACAGCACCACGTTTCCTTTACTCGTTTGATAACTGACTCTTGGTAGTTCAAAATGCCCTCTCTGCCCAGTCAATAAAGAACAGATTCCGATTTCTCCGGTAATGAGATGAACTTCCGTGTTTGGCGCATTTATAACCATAAAATAGGCGTTATCGTCATTTTGGAAATGATTTACTACTCTGCCCACCCTTTCTGTATCACATCTTCTCATTCTCTCGTCCCAAAGATGTCCCAAATCATCATGGAACCGGATATAATCTCTTACCTTATCCCATGTTCTTACAGACAGAAATTTCATAGCAGGTAGAGTAAGAGTTTTTTCTACACCATTATCATATTTAAGTTCATGGGTAAAGTAATGTTTTCGTGAGCCGGTAATGTGTATATCCGTAACATCAAAGTTTTCATCATATCCGTTTTCGGTGGAATATTCTTCAAGAACAACAATATCACTCTGTACGATTTCATCAACTATCTTTTGAAACTCATTATAGGCGTTGGTTAGCAGGTTTTCGGTATTCATGTTGTCCTGCATGGGTATTTGTGCAACAAGTCTTATCGGGTATTCATTATGTTCTGTACCATAGCACATATTCTCCACAATACCACAATTAACCTTCCCACATCTTTCATGAAAGAAGTCCATTGTACGCAATACATCTTGGTTGCTTAATTTCGTGGGTTGGGTGACAAACAGCACATAACTTACTTTTACCCTACTAAGAAGTTCTATATGCACGTTTGTAACACTTGGAGGCGTGTCAATAAGAACATAATCCGGGTTGATAGAGTGTATTTTCTTTTTAGCCAGTTCAAGATATTGCCTTACCATTGATTTTTCCAAGTAAATAAACTTGGAAAACATATTTCCAGAAGAGTGTACCCAAATCATTTCATGCGGATGATCGCCTTCAAATTCGGTGTTCATTGACGGGGTATTTATATCTGCATCAATGATAAACACCTTATTCCCTTGTTTTGCAAGTAATCTTGCTATATTTGCGGTTGTTGTGGTTTTGCCTACGCCGCCTTTGCCTGAATATATTATAATAGCTTTCATATCAATTAAATATTTGGTTCAATAAATTCTATATTAGCCATCCGCATTTCATCTTCAAACGCCCATTTGTAATTGTGATTTTCCCAAAATGAAGCATATTCACAACCACGGCAAGTAACGGAGTATCGGCCTTCTCCTATTTTTCTTGCTTTACAAACATCGCGGAAAATCCGGTTATCTATCGGAAAGTCTGTAAAACATACGATCTCTTTTCCTTCATCCAGTAGCTTTTTAAGAAGCTGATAGTCACGACTGGTTCTATATGGCATATTCATGGTTGACCCCTTCTTTCATCAATTCAGGATTATCAAAAGCATTTCCTATGACTCGAATTTCCCGTTTGAAATCATTCCACCAATCAGGTGAAATTTGTTGCCATGGGTTCATCCATTCTTTATTTAAGTCGCTGATATTGGCAAGGCAAAAGCAGGCATATTCATCTATGTATTTAACCAATTTGGGATATTTACCATTAACACTAATAATGTCATGTTCGTAAATTTCTGTACCTTCTTTATCTGTTTTGCCTATAAATTGGCCGATTGTTTTGCAATCAACCTCATACTCTATGAATGTTCTTTTACCTCTATGGTTCAGATCACCATATACCCACATCTTTGTATTAAGGCTTTTGCCTCTGAATTTTATTATTCTCATAAATATTAAGAGTCAAGTTTTTTAATAAATTCATTTAATCTACTGGCTGAATAATCGGTACCGCCAATTATAAAATAACCATCAACGGCAAATTTGAATGCTTCAATGGCTTTTTGTCTCATTCCTTCTTCGGCTATCGCTATTGCTGCATAGGCTTTTGCTTCTGATATGGCATATTGCACATAGCCGGTAGAATCCATCCGGTTGTCACTTTCCAAATCCAAAGTGTTACGTCTGATATAATCTTTTGCTTTTTGATTCATACTTTTGGGTATTTTCCTTCTCCTTTCGGATCAGTTCATTAATAAATTTACTCATGTTCGGTTGCTCTCTGACAAAATCAACCAAATCAATATCCAGTCTAATAGCATAGACCTTACTTTTCGTAACCGGTTTGTTTCGGCGATAACTTCTTTTGGCTTGTTTATTCTCTTCCATAATAATTCATTGATATATGTAATAATTCGTTTGAAATGGCTGTAATTTAGGCTTGTTTGCCTCTTTTGTTCCGTCTCTGATTCGATGATTACCTTTGGTGTGAAAACGTCTGAAATCGCCCCAAAATAGTTCATCTGCATTTGCCTTTGGTCGGATTGTTCCCCAAACATATCGCCGTAATAGTTTGGGTAACATCATGGAAACAAACAGTAACGCTATACATTGGTGATTCAATAGTTTGGGCACAACGATTCGGCTGATAGTTCGTTCATGTTTATGTATGAAGATAGGCACCGGGAAAACCAAAGGCCGATCAATATACAATAGTTCGGGTGTGTATGCGCGTACTGGTTCATCCTCTGTTATTGGTTCGGGTACATTTGCGTTTGTTTCTTCGCTTACTGATTCGGTTAATAGTTCAGGCAAAGAAATGCCGGATAGTTCGGTTAACATTGTTAGCCTCTGTAATGCTTTGTTTATTTGATCCTGATAAAACCAACGGGAAATAAAATCTATCAGAGCTACCAAAGCAAAGACAAACGCCGGTGTTTTCGTTTGTGCATCCACATATAAGGCCGGTAAATGTTTTTCCGGTTCTCTTACCGGTTCTTTTTCCGGGATGATCGGAGCTTTGGCGCGATCTAAAGCCTTTATATTACATTTTAAGTTCGGGCAAATAAATGCAGGCATAACCACACCTATACGCGCCGTCTTATCATCAAAGACCGCCGCCCGATCAGGTGCAACCAGCCACACGCCACCAGTCCAGCCGGAAAGCAAGGGGATAACGTTTGATGCAAAGAAACCTAGCTTTATATCAATTAAAGCGGCTTTTTCCAATGTTGCACAAAGTTCTTTGTGTCCGTTACTGTCTGCATCATTATAAGATAAATAAACTTTATTATCTCCGGCAATAGTACGAAGTGAAAAACCGCTTTTTTTGTTTCGTTTGGCTATTTCTTTTACAAAACCGGCGACCGCTTTTAATTCGCTTTTCTGAATCTTTATAAATCCGTCTTTTGAAAGATTGGGGTACACAAGCCGGTAATTAGGGAAATATCCGGCAAAATCACAAACAAAGGTTTGTTTCTTATCGTTGGTTATTTCTGTAATATTGCCGCCTTCCTGATTACAAACACAAACAGAACACCGGCCAACCATTTCTTTTAAATGTTTGGGATTGATAAATAATTTTAGGCCGTCAGGCAAAAGCCCGGATGTTTCAATAATTACGGGGTATTCTTTTAATGTACGCCCGTCAGAAGCAACTAAAGCCGATTTGTAAGGATCAAGATAAATATAATTAAATACCGGTCTTAGAGGATCTTTTGTTACTAATTTAGTGATATTTAGATGTTCCTTTGTAATCCACATATCAAAGGAGCAAACAATATTTTCGCGCTCTTCTATTTTGGTAAACCTTGTTTTATTGGCTTGTTTGGTGCCTATCAGCTTTTCAAATTGCCAAACAAGATTAAAAACCTGATCCACTGGAAAGGAACATTTAAAGCTGTTTATTTGTACAGTCCTAAAATCCGTTATATTTAGTTTGGCATCAACGCAAAGATATTTTATATTTATCTCGTTACCGTTGGCATCTTTCAGTTTTGCAAGCTCCGCGGCGGTATAGGTGCCGGGAGCTATTTCTATTTCATTTGTAAAAACGTCGTTTGCTATTTTAACCAATTCGGCCAAAATGAGGCCATTAAATTCTTTTTCATTCATAACATTAAATAGTTAGATATTTTACACCAAAGTAAAAGCCTAAAGCAAGGCAAAAAAGCAAGTAAATAGGAAGCAGCCAAAGACCGCCAAACGCGCTAAAGCAGATTAACAAAACTACTATTAGCCAAATAATTACGCCCACCATGTTAGAAAGTAGGGTTTTCAAGCTCTTGCAAAAAATCTTCCTCCGTTATACTCTCACATATATTTGAGCCATCAACATAAACACTAAATCCGGTTGCGGTACGGAATACTTCTAATTTGTGCGTTTCTCCGTTTGGGGATTCTATTATATAAGTAGTCATAATATCAAAGTTTAAAGGAATGCCGGGAAACCGCCCGGCGCGGATAAATTAAATACCTATGTTATGATAGTATTTTTCTTGTCTTTTTTTGAAAAGTTCTACTAAATACCTTAATTTGTTTAGCCTCCATTCTTCGCCGCCTTTTTCGGCTTCACAATTCAAAAGAGCATGAAACCGCGCTTTGTGCCATAAATAGAAACGGCGAAATTTTTCGCTTTCTTTATTGTATCTTTTTCTTTCTTCATTGGTTAACGGTTCCATGATTTTAAAATTTATCTGATTGATCGTCTTTATTTATGAAGTCTTTTAATTTCTTGGGATCGGTACCGGAGATAAACACCACGGCACCGAATAAAAGCAGCATTAAACAAAACATATTCCTAATTATTTAGCATTATAATAAATGTTTGGTTCTGATGTTACGTTATATATATAGCTTCCACAACGTACCAGCAGCGCGGCAACGCCGTAATACTGTTTTTTCATTCCTCTAATACTGCCGGATTTATGAAAGTTCGGGAAACGGGATATATTCACCCGTTTTCCTTCTTCTTTTGTTATTCTACGTACTTTCATAAGGCTATTTCATTTTAAAAGTTATGCCAGCAGGCAACAAAGAACGGTTAACACTGGAAACGAATTTATTAAAATCGTTCTCCGTTACTTTTGTTTCGTGGTCTCTCCAATTAAAAACAAGCTCGTTACTATGATCGTAATATATCACATTACTAACTGATAACCCGGCATCAAGAACGGCCAACATAACCCGCTTTTCATTTTCGGCCTTTTGTTGTTTCTTTTTGCAATCGTTAATTATTTTAGCGCGTTTTTTCTCGTATGCTTTGCGCTTTTCTTCGTCTTTTCGCGCTTGTACAGCTTCAGGACGATAATAACCATCGTTTATTCTATTAGTTATAGTTGTACGTTCTTCATCCATTAATTTCAAAGTAAAACGTTCGTTTTCCGGCTTATATGGGTTTTCCCATGTTTGCCCGGTTAACTCTTCCAGCTTTTTTAAAGCCTCGTTAGATTCTCTTTTCCAGCGTTCAACGATACCGAGCATATAAAGGAGGTATTTAAAGTATTGTTTATCTTCTGCCTGATAAAGCAAATTATATTCCGTTTCCGTGATACGCAAATAGTTAATTACAGTTTCTTTGCTGCTGTTCGTAATATGGTAAAACCCGTTTTCAACTGGGTACATTGGCGTGCCGTAATGATTAGACAAATGAAGATCAACGAACATTTTAAATTGTGGGAAACGCTTTAGTATTTCTTCATGGCAGCAACCACCAGCGCACCAAACGAAACGCCCGTTTTTGCGTTGTTCGTAAATATCCGCCGTTATACTCCAATCGCATATATTATTTTTGCAATCATCAGCCAGCAATATTTTAACATTG